CCAGAAAGTGGATTAGTTGCGGTATAGATGACTCTATCGCCACTAATCAATCTAGTATTATCAGGGAATTTGATACTAGAATAAGACTTATGATACTCACTGTAACTTCCTAATCCAACTACATTGATTGTTTGATCAATTGGATCAAATGCAGTTGTTGCTCTATTAACATCTAAACTTGAAACAACAATATCATTTTCAATACTATATCCTGGAAGTGACAGAGATGCAGCATATCCAAACTCTTCTGCATCATCTGTGTAAACATTGAGAGTATTAGCAACATAGTTGTTGACTCCAAGATCAATTCCAACACCAGCAGTATTGACTTTCTTCAGATTTCTTCTGATGCTGTAGTCGGTGTTAGGTGCCTCTACAAACCCCGCAAGGTTTGCTAGGGTAATTTCATTGGTAGAAGCGTTAATCGATTGGACAACGGCGTTCTGGTGTACAATGGTGTTGTTATTTGAATCAGTTGTGATAGCAACGTTGTTGCTTCCACCAATCATCAAGTCAACACTATCACCTTCTCTTAGTGATGCTTTATCAACGTTGGTAAAGAGAGTAAATGTTGATCCATTAATTTCTTTTACTTCATATCTGGACTTAGTATTGTAAATCCAAGAATTAGCAAAAACTTCTTTATAAGTCTTATCTCCATCTGGATTGTAAATTACTTCACCAACATTCTTAACAGTGATGACTTCATCCTCTTCCATCAGAGGAATATCCTCTAATGTTTGCAATTCTGAAAGAACGCCAGTTATGCGAAGTTCAACTCTCTTGGTTGGATCTCCATTTTCAAATCCAAAAGCAACTTCATCTTCTCTAATACCATCAGCAATAGAGAGTGCGGTAGATACTCCTGCAACTTGATTAACACCATAGAATTGGTTGATACTCTTTGAGGAATATTCAAACGTTCCACCCTTGGATTTCAAGATACCAGTTGCACCAAAACCAATTGTAGAATCAACGGTGATGATAGATGCACCGATTGAAACTGGTTCTAAGATTCTTGTGAATCCTGGAACATCAAAAATACCTTCGACTAAGTCTCTATCGTTGTAACCAACGAATAGACCCATCTTATAGAATGCCTTATTCTCTCTAGTAAAGATTTCTACCTCAGAGACGGATGCATTTGTATTCAAATCGTTTGATCTGAATATTGTTTGCCCCTCTAATGCAAATGGGTCACCAAAAACGTTATCATTTTCAAACTCATTGAAGTATTCTAAGTTCTCTACAACGATAGTTTCTCTTCTAATATACTCAGCAGAAGAAGGTTTGATTAATCTTGTTTCAAGATCAATAACTTCTGCTTCTGCACCATAAAGAACTTTGAACAGAATTCTAATAGATTCTGCAATACCTTTGGATTGATAGAAACTTCTTGCATGTTTAATGAAGTTTCCAACATCAAGGTCGGATACAAAATCATACTTTTCCAGACCAGGAGTAAATGTTGCCTTTAACTTGGTATAGAACTCCTGTAAAAATAGAACACTAAGGTTCTCTACTGTAGCACTATTGCTATGTGCTGCTGCCTTACTATCTGAGAAGACAATATTTTGCTTGTTTACGTTTGAGAAAACGCTAGTGATACCGACATCATACCCAGTGATGCCACTAAATCCACGAACACACCCTGTAAAAGATGTTGTGGTCTTAGCAGTGTAGGTTATAACCTCATCACCAATCTTGATTAGACCATAGTCATCAGGAAAACCTTTGGTCGATGCAACATTGATTGTGGTATCGGTAGTTGTAACTGCACTTGTGAGAGTAGTTTTACCGACAATAACCTCAGGAACGAGGTTATCAATCTTGATATATCGATCAAGATTATCAACCAAGTCAATGTTACCTCCCTGGTGTTCCTGGGAGATGTAATATTGTCTGAAAAACTCAATTGCTTTTGGAAAATCGGCAACCAAAAACTCAGGGAGTTGGCTCTCAATAATCTTATTGAGTTGAACTCTCTTCTCAAAATGCGACATATTTTATTTCCTCTCTAAATCTCCGTTTGAGTAACTTGAAGTATAGTAATCTCTTGTGAAAGAAACGCCAGAAATATCTTCACCAGATGCAATAACATCTTTAACCATATTTATCGTAGTATTTGAAACGTCCAGTGTGAGATAAAGGTCTTTCAAACCAACAACATCATTTGATTCTGGGAACGCCTGAATCTCAATTATTTCATTTGGTGCAACGGTAGAAGTGATATTTATTGTATTAACAAGAATTTCACCCTTCATATAATCAACGGTTCCAATACTCTTTCCAACAACCATGAGAGAACCATCACTGGTCTTCTTAACAGTTGAAATAATACCTTTACCACTTCCATCCAGATTGCCATTTGCATCTTTATTTGGAACATCTGTGAAGTAAACTAAGTCAGATGAACCTGCAATAGTGAATCCTGTACTCTTAATATTGTATCCAGCAGGATTGATGTGGAATCTGTTACCAAAACAGAGTTCATACTGAGCAAATTGGTTCTTGAGAACCTTCATATCCCTTCTAATTTTTACTTTCGTAATATTAGAAACGATTGCATTATCAACACGGTCAATTAATTGCAAGATTTTACTGTATTTGAAGCGCCCACCAAAGCGATTCATGTCAATATCCTTGGAATAAACACCCAAAGCATTAGTAATTCTCGATTTCAGGTCATCACTACTACTAATTTGTGAAATATTGTAGTAAATGGTAGAGTCAAGTTCGACATAAAGCACTTTCAAGTCAACAATCGACTGATTAATGCCTGCAATAGAGTATTGCTTCAGTTTTAGAAGGATTTTTTGCTTATCAAAGTCGGAAACATAGGTTCCATTCTTTGGTTTGATGCTTATTTGTACTGTTCCAAACTTTGGTGGAGATAATTCCTCACCACCAACCACTGCTACTGACTCAGTATTGGGATAAACATCAGAAATAATTGCTTCATAGTCCCTTGATGTAACCGCTCTGTACTGCGCTGAGTAAAGGCGAGGAGCAAAGTACTTAATAGAAGAGGTACTCTCTACTTCACCGCCGTTAATCGCCCCCTGAACGGTTGTCACGGCGACTGAACCATCAGGAACCAGTCTTATAGCATTTTGATTGAGTAAACTTCCTTGGAAATCGAACACAGATGGTCCATTTCCTGCTTCGCCATCAGTAATAATGTACTCAACAAGAACTCTTTGCCCATTTTCTAGTGGACGACCGAAATATCCATCACCAAATAGCAATTCATAGCGTTCTTCACCGATTTCTTGCATCAAAAAGATCTCAGAAGTCTTATCGATGTTCAAAATGTTGTCAACCATCTTCCATTGACGACCTTTTCCTGTATCATTAGGTCCTTTTACATAGACTCTAACGGTAGAAGTGTCAATATTTGGGTTGTCAAGGATATAACGTGTATCTTGAGAAAGATTTACAGTAAATTGTCTTCTCAATAATGTTCCTTGGAACACTTCAAGTGGAACTTCTTGTGTTCCGAACACTGCCTGACTGTTTCTAACCCTTGCTGTTACGTTTTCGGGTACTGAAAAGCGATATGTGGTGTTATCTACGTTGCCAATACACGCCAGACCCGCCTCAAGCGTTACTACAGAAGGCGGATTAGTGCCTGTAGTGTCTACAGGTACCGTAAGGATTACATTTGCCTTAGCGGCGCTCCTGGAGCGAGGAACATAACCAATGTTTCTAGCAAGAGAAACCACATTTTCACGAACCGTCGCTCCATCAAGGAACGATTCATTAACTACCAGGTTCGCATTGAATGCATTAATGTACGTATTGTACGCTAAGGTGTCGATTAAGACAGAAAAATTAGACCCCTCAAAGTCAAAATCCGTGAAATTAGAATTTGCACGGAGATAATCTTTGATCTGGGTCTTTATTTGATCAAAATCGAGATTTGTAAACTGTGTAAAAGGCATATCTTATCGTGTTGCCTCTAAGATGAACGAAAAGGCTTGTGGAGGAAAATCTTGTCCCACAATATCGAAGTAGACTTTCACTTCAAAACTGTTTTCATCAGGTCTTGGATCAACTTGAACTCTTAAATTATCAATACGATCTTCAAAAGTTCCAACAGTATTCTTAATTTGGTCTTCAATTACGATGGCAGTTGCTAAATCAACAAAATCAAAAAGACTTCTACGGATGTCAGTCCCTAGAAGTGCATTAAAATAACGTTCTGTTGGAATAGTCTCAACTAAATTACGTACAGATCGAACGATTGCACGCTCATTAATCAAGACAGGAAGGTCCTTCGTCACAGGATGTGGATCAAATGCGAAACTAATATCCTTAAATGCTCTGGAGACCCTTCTGGTTGCCATCTATGTGGTACATTTTCTGAATTTATTTATACCCTCACTCTTGATTTTGCTCCTCTTCAGTCAACTCTTCTGCCGCATCACTTGTTTCATGAGGTTTGGTCCAATAATCAGTAATCAAACTAGTTGTACCCCACATACGGTACATATATTCAACATCTCTATCAACGTGATACTTAGACATCTGTTTCTCCATCTTGGTTAAACAGAACTTTTAAAGGGGTTTCTATCCCTCATCGGTATTTATTTCGTCCTCTTCTGCTCGCTCCTTTGCAGTCTTCCAATGGTATTCATCTTCACGCCCCATACCAAGGCGGTCATAACCATTTTCTACTGAATAATATTGAGTTGATACCTTAAAGTCAGGCATTTTAGGATCAACAGGAGTCAAACTATTATCAAAGATACGTAACCGATTATTTGGATACAGAGCATACTGCCCATTCTCCAGTTCAATTAAGTTATGGGACTTATGTTCTGCTGGGTTTTCACTTGTCGCCCAATCAACATAATCAGGGTCATGATGATAGTTATCGATAGTACAAACATAAGTACCTTTCATGATTCCATGGTCTCTGGTATAACATTCAAAATCCATCGAACCAATAAACTTCTTATCAACTGATACTACACCATAGTCCATACAGTTCCAGAACTGTAGGTTAGGTAAACTCATATCAGGTTTTGGTGTTTCTGGGTCTGTTACGAATGCAGCAATCGGCAACTTATCATACATTGCCGCATAATCTGGTAGATAGGTTTCAAAATAAAAAGCGCGTCCAGGTATCGACTTAACTGATACCCAAACGCCCTTTACGAATTCACCATGCCCAGATTGATGGTCGGTGAGATATTCTTTACGTACCCATACTTCCACTGAAGGAAGATTAGCAATCAAGCACGCCATAACATTTCTTTACAACTGTGCTTATTTACCTTGTCCGCGATACCTCTTTTTTGCATTATTGCGAGACGTAGCGGCATACTTGGTGTTTTTCCCAAACCCTTGACGAGTTTTCTTCGGTTGGGACTCGATCATCTTTTCACCAGAGAGACCGACTTTAGAGCGTGCCATAATTAATCAACTGTAGTAATTTGTGTATCAAGCTCCGAGGGATTCGGAGTGCCTGACGAGTAGAAATCCTCTGCCAGGTCCATCATTTTATCAAGGTATTCAGTTTGGGTCAAGCCCTCAAAGAGAACCTGACCTTTATGGAGAATTGTATACAACTCCTGAGCCATATCAGATAACGCGAGTTTTTTCGTGCCCGACTCTAATACGAGGATCGCACCAAATCTCAAATCCTGCCTCTTTTGCATCCAGACAGAATGATACATCTTCTCCACACATGTCCTGTACTTCACCAGATTCAAAGACCTGCATCTTCGGTGCAAACCATGGATACTTCATATCCTCGTGTTCAAACACACCATTCTTGATGAGCAACCATCCAAAACCTGCATAGTCTACAGTGAAAGGTTTCTTACGCTTAGAAATACTCTCCAGTGTTTCATGATTCATCACACCACCGTTGTTACGGAAATCATCCTCATCCATCCAGTGTGCAACAGAAGTAGTTTGACCATCTTCAGTACAATACCAACCAGAAGCAAGGTCCTTATCCAGTAGAATCAATTGATAGAACTTCTCAGTAGTAAACACAATATCACTATCAATCCACAACTGATAATCATACTTCAACTTACCATCCCATGGTTTCTGGTCAGGACCACGCAGTACATTTGCTCCAAGACACTTACAACGTGCAAAGTTCACCATGGAACTATAGTCTTGAGAAATCTGAATACTAGCACCACTCTGTACCAAGTCAAAACAAAGTTGTACAAAGTTCTTCAAATATGTGTATGATACTCCTCTACCAGGTAGACAGAATACTACTGTCTTTCCCTTTACCATCTCTCTTGCCTTAGCGTAATCCCACTCAGGCTCTTTGTTCACTGTGGGTGTTTTTGCTTTTACTGTAAATCCTTTTGCCATAATTAGGTCAAATTAAAATGTGAATGCATTCAAAAGTAATTATACTCCATTACTAGGAGTGCGTCAATATTATCGGTCGGATATTACGATATTATCGCCATCTACTTCCATATTGACTTCTGAACCTTCGTACCACCCGAACTCAGAAACAATCCACTCAGGTACCTTGATGACATACTCACCAGTTACAGGATCAACCTCTACGGTCGAAAAATTTTCTCCGGGATTTTTTTGCATATCTTTATAATCATTTTTGTTTTATCTATTACTTTTTAATATTCTACTATTAATCCCCATAACTTAGTATTCTTTTGTCTAGCATTCGCTAAATGACTACCACTCTTCCTTGGTGTCTGCTTTATTCTCATCCTAGGCTCAATTACTTCAAAGTTATCCCTAACCCATTGTGCTATGTTCTCTCCCCTCCATACTTTACCTGTAATTGTATCAGTTATCTTATAACTCTTAATCTCAGTACATGGTGATATTACATCTTTCATGTTATCTAAATGTGTTCCCCATCTTAGATTAGTATAATGATTGCACCTATTACCCCTATCACCATGTAATACTTCAGTGTATCCTTCTGGATTATCAATGAATGCTTCTGCTACTAATCTATGATTACATTCTTTAATCTGCTTTAACCATTTCCCATTCTCATCTCGTAGTGTAATATTAATAGCATGATATTGCTTCTCTGGATACTTCGCATGTCCACGTAATGCTGGTTTCAAATATACTAACCCATACTCATTAATCGGCATACGCTCCCCCTTACTTAAAGGTTCCCTATAA